CGATACGGGTATTGAAGTCGGCACTGAAACCGAAGGGATAGAGTGCTTGTGCTGTTTAATATACGTGACGTTTTTTACCATCACGTCAGCACATATAGAAGAATACTTTGACCCTGGCACGAAGGAGATCCCTTCCTTCATCAGTGATCCACAATTCTTAAGTCTTGCAATCTCAAAGTCTAATCTTTTATTGGCAGTTGCCTGTTGCATCAATGCGATGTTAGCAGCAGCTGCTTCTTTACATTGGTCCTGCAGTTTCTTATCTAGAGGTCTTGACCAGGTGGCAGAGAAACCTACACCAATACTGTAGTTATCTTTCTGACCAGTCCTAGTAGGCACATGGTAGAGGATGTCACCTGGGTTATCTAAGACTCCATCTTCATCCAGGTCTCTCATATCGTAGACTGGATCTCTGTAGTAGGGCTCATAAGGTTTAGATGCTGATGCAGTCCCTGTTACATATGGAGTGACATTCAACGTGGGACCTTGACACTGAATCCCTGCACCATAAGTGTTAGTTATGTATGGACCCTGCAAAACCTGAATAGCCTGGTTAGTCACTGAGCCAGAGCTATTCGCGATGGGGGATGCTGTTGCTGATACACCACCAACTGTTTCGGCGTTGACTGGTGCTGCTATAAACAGTGCTATTACTGGGTAAAGATACTTGTAGTATCGGTTACGCTTGTAACCTCTGTTTCTCTTTGGATAATTGTCTGCTGTGTTAGACCTGGACCATTGTACGTTTCTGTGAATTGAAACGCTGCTCCTGGTATCGTCTGTGTAAACGAAGGTTTGCTCGTTACTCCCGTCCATGATGATGTCACTCCATCAATTGTTACATTGTTAGAACCTGTGCCTGGTGATAGGTTACCACTGGGAGTTATACCACTACCAGTTACTGAGTATGAGTAACCAGTGGTGTAATCCATTGAGTTAATCGTTTCAGTCACTTTCGATGTCGTTTCCGTGTGGCTCGTCATCGATCCCTGGGTGAAGTTTGGGACCACGGGGACCGCCTGGGCAGGAGCAAGTATGGCACTTGCACCCACCACAGACATCACAGACCAGATTATTATAGTCTTCACTATATATGTCCTCCACTAATCGATGACTGTGATTTCACTCACAAATTGTCCTGTTGCAGTAGTGCCTGCACCACCAGCCGTCACAGTTAGAGCACCTGAAGTTCCTACAGTACCTGCTAGACTTCCAGCACTACCAGCAGTGTAAGAAATTACATTACTGAAGTTAGGAATATCACCTGTAGTAGCAGCAGCAGTTGGGATTACATCACCTTGAGTAAACGAGGTGCTATAACTAAAAGCATTACCATCTGTATGCTGTGTCGCTGAGATAGTACCAGGAGAATAGATGCCACTTGTGATAGCACCAGAAGAAATACTTCCTGCTGTAGTACCATCAGTAGTATTAATCCCACTACCTGAGATACTATAAGAATTTCCAACTCTTGTGGCAGTTGACCTAGCAGCATCAACAGTTAGTTGTACACTAGAAGAGTGTTTTGATACAAGTCCACCAGCATTCGCTACACTGGTAGTCATCAGTAACATAACGAGAGTAAGAAATGACTTTTTCATCCCTTGGTCCTCGATTGATAGTATCTCTATTTAGCATCGGCAAACCGTATAGAGAGGTGTGGGTTTACGCCGAGGCATATTAAATAAATAAATTCGGTTGCCTTCGGGGACCACAAAATACAATCTCGCTTTATAAGGAGAAGTTACATGGACCTTACTAGATGGACATCGAAAGATGTTGATAAAATTTTTGATGCTGCAAACAGATACAGCGTCGGACTAGATGATATCTTCTATCGATTACATTCATATGGATCGAATCATCCTGGTGGACAATATCCTCCATACAATATCGTCAAAGAATCAAATGTTAAATGGCGTATTGAAGTAGCACTTGCTGGATGGGATCCAAAAGATGTTGAGGTTACTACTGAGTCAAATATACTCTTAGTAAAATCTGTTGCATCTAAGAATGATATTGAGAATGATGAGTATGTGCATCGTGGATTATCTTCACGCACCTTCACTAGGGGATTCAACCTTTCGGATGATGTCGAAGTCGGCACAGTCAGTTTTACTAACGGACTTCTTGTGGTAGAATTGCAAAGAATCATTCCAGACCACCAGAAACGAAAGGTGTATGAAATCCAAAATTCTCAACTACCTGAAAGTGATAGTGTGCCATCCAGCGACACACTATAATCTGATCACTATTGGTGTGCTCATCACAATAGGGATGCTTCATAACCATGCACACTTCGCAATGAGTGCAGATGCAGATAGTTATGTGAGGCAGTGGTGTAGATCATCAGCAGAAAACAAAAAGACCTGCATCAGGTATGGTGGAAACATGGACTACTAATCAACCTATATAATTCACAACCGAAGAGACCTTACGAGGTCTCTTTTTGTTTGAGGTAACTTATGAACATGTATGTAAATCTGTGTCCAGCATACGCAGAAAAGAGTGAGACTCTTACCCTAGACATTCCACCTGAAGAGATGGACATGTTTATGCAATATGTCCACATTCTGGCAGAAGAAAAAAACATCAATGCTAGACGTGCCTTTACCGATATGGTAAAGTACACCTATGAAAATTTAATGGAGAAGAACTATGAGCGTAAAGGTCGTAAGAATGCAAAGCGGGGAGGACGTAATCGCTGACGTAAAAGAAGTACGTGCTAGCGATGAGTCTGCTGTGCCTCTTGCCTACCAATTCACTCAACCATATTCTGTGGTGTTGGAGCAACCAGCAGACCAGATGTTTGAATTCCAAGGTGAAGAGACTGCCCCAGATGAAATGGATCTGTCTAATGTGCAGGTCAAATTATTTCCATGGTCACCACTAACAGTCGGTAACAGTATTGTTTCGGTTGTATCGGTTGTCTCTATTGGAGATCCCCATGAAAATATCGAAGAGAGTTACTACAAGATCTTAGGTAAACATAAACCTGCAGGTATGTCTGTCTACTTCGATGAAGAAGATAATAGTGCGAGAGAATTATGATCAAAATTATTATTCTTAAGCATTCACCAGACACCTATCTGGTTGGTAACATCCAAGAGATGGATGAGGAACCTAGTCTCCTAGTTGAAGATGTCTTCCAGGTCACCCCAGACGGAGAGATGGAGGTCTATCCACTTCACACAACACAACGATACGTTTTCTTGACATCCACCGATGTTATGACTATGATGGACCCGTCACCCTCAGTCCTCGCGGCACACAAGAAAGCAATTAATGAGTAATTTCTATACCAGCATATGCTTATTGGGCGATGACATTCTCTTTCGTGGATACGAGCACGGTGAACGTGTGCAGTATCGAGAGAAGTCTCGCCCTTTCTTGTTTCTGGTCCCACAGGCCCAACAAAAGAAATCCAAGTATAAGACTCTCGACAATCGAAATGCTTTCCCCAAGCAGTTTGATGGTGCTAGAGAAGCACGAGAGTTTATTAAGCAGTATGAGGGTGCTGTAGGTCTAGAGGTGCATGGATACGAGCGGTTTGTTTACCAGCACATCGCTCAGAAATACACTGGTGAGATTGATTATGACATGTCCCAGATGCAGATCTGGACAATTGATATTGAGGTGGCATGTGAGAATGGATTCCCTGATGTGGAAGCATCACAGGAAGAAATGCTATGCATCACAATGAAAAACTTCAACACCAAGGAGACAATCACATGGGGGACTAGAGAGTTTGTCACACCTAAGGACGTTGAGTATCGTGTATTCTGGACAGAGCAGGAGATGCTACAGAATTTCCACAAGTGGTGGACGGAGAATACTCCAGACATCATTACTGGGTGGAATAATAATCTGTATGACATCCCTTATATCTGTCGTCGTATCGAGAGGGTGCTAGGTGAGAAGTGGAAGAAGTCTTTGTCTCCCTGGAATAGGGTAATTGACAGAGAGATCAAGATGATGGGACGCACCAATATAGCGTATGAGATAACTGGTGTAGCGATCCTTGATTATCTCGATCTCTATAAGAAATTCACTTACACTAACCAGGAATCCTATCGCCTAGACCATATTGCTATGGTTGAGTTGGGTGATAAGAAGTTGGATCACTCTCAGTTTGAAAACTTCAAGGACTTCTACACGTCTGACTGGCAACGCTTCGTGGAATATAACATCCATGATGTTAACCTGGTTGACATGCTGGAAGATAAGATGAAACTAATCGAGTTGGCAGTTACCATGGCGTATGACGCTAAGGTAAACCTTGATGATGTATATTCTCAGGTCCGTATGTGGGACACCCTAATCTACAATGACCTTAAGGGTCGTAACATTGTGGTGCCCCCACGTATAACTACTAAGAAGGATGATAAGTATGCAGGTGCTTATGTCAAGGAGCCGATTCCAGGAAGTTATGATTGGGTGGTGTCTTTCGATCTCAACTCTCTGTATCCTCATCTCATTATGCAGTACAACATCTCACCCGAGACACTCTTGGATGAGCGACACCCCACGGTTACCGTTGATAAGATACTTAATCAGGAAATAGTATTCGATGGGGATGGTTGTGTGTGTGCTAACGGTGCTCAGTATCGTAAGGATACACTTGGATTCCTTCCACAAATGATGCAGAGGATCTACGATGAAAGGACCATATACAAGAAGAGAATGCTTGCCGCTAAGCAAGATCTTGAGAATGCCACCACACCTGCAGAAACCTTGGCATTACAAAAGGATGTGTCAAAATTCAACAACATCCAAATGGCAAGAAAGATCCAACTCAACAGCGCCTATGGTGCCATCGGAAACCAATACTTCCGATACTACTCTCTGGCAAATGCTGAAGCGATTACTCTATCGGGGCAGGTAAGTATCCGATGGATACAAAACAAAATGAATACTTACCTTAATAAAATCTTGAGGACTACTGATGTTGACTACGTTATTGCTGCTGATACTGATTCCATCTATCTCAATCTGGGTCCTTTTGTTGACAAGGTATTCCAAGGCAGAGAGAAGAGCGATGAAAGTGTTGTTAGGTTCCTTAACAAGGTGTGTGAAGTGGAATTTGAGAAGTATATTGGAAATTCTTATGAAGCGTTGGCGACCTATGTAAACGCCTACGATCAGAAGATGTTTATGAAGCGAGAGAATATCGCTAACCGTGGCATCTGGACAGCAAAGAAGAGATATA